AGAACCAGTGGAGCCAGTTAAGCCCGTAGCACCTGTAGGACCTTGACTACCAACAGGGCCTAATGGGCCATCATCACCTTCAGGACCTTGAGAACCTGTCAGTCCTGTAGGACCTTGAGTACCTGTAGAACCTGTAGCACCGACAGGGCCTTCACTACCCACGGGGCCTTGGGAGCCTGTATCACCTGTTAGTCCCTGAGTACCTTGAGGACCAGTTGGGCCTGATGGACCATCTCCACCTGTGGGACCTTGAGAACCTGTGTCACCTACAGGACCTTGGGAACCTTGAGAACCTGTTGGACCCATAGGGCCATCACCACCTTCAGGGCCTTGAGAACCTGTAGAGCCTGTAGCACCTAAAGGACCTTCGTCACCAACTACACCTTGAAGACCTGTTGGTCCTACTGGGCCTGCTGTACCTGTAACGCCTTGAATACCTGTGACACCTTGGTCTCCTATAGCACCTGTGTTACCAAGTTCACCTTGAATACCACGAGGGCCTTCAGGACCTATAACACCTTGAGGACCATTTGGGCCTTGAGGACCTGTAACACCTGTTGGGCCTGTAGCTCCTATGGGGCCTTGGGGACCTTCAGATAGAGAGAAGGTAAGCTCACCAGTGTTTGCATCGTATGCCACAGAACCTGTAGCTCCGTATGGAAGTGATGTTAAATGAGTGGTTAAGCCATAAAGCTCATCACGTATCTGAGTAACGTCACTAGCTTTGATGATTACATCAGTGTGCTTAGTTACTATGTCTGAATGTCGTGTGATTACATCTGGAAGAACTCCATCAGCGTAACCTTTAGTTACTGCATCATTGTCAGTAGTAGGTGTAGGTAGGTTAGTTAAGCGCCTACCTTCAGCATCGAAGACACCTTCGGGGGTTAACTTAATTGCTTCATCAGCAGCATCAAAAGCTTCTTGAGCTAGATGGAAGAGCTGACTACTATCTGCGTCTAGTGTTGATTCGTTAAGTACCGAGCCGTCTTGGAAATCCACATTACGTGAGGTGCGGTTGGTTACTCGTCTTATGTCTACCACAGAGCTTGTTGAAGGCGCTGTAGTAATGGATATTCGGCTTGAATCAAGCCATGTGAAAGGACTAGCTGTTCCATCAACTGTAACTACTACATCATCTTGAGATAGATATAGGAAGGACACATTGAAGGTCGAAGTAGTTCCGTCACCTGTGTATTGCACAAAGGATAAGGCCATAGCGTTTCTCTATGTTTTAAATATTGGGGATAAAAGAAACCCCTCGAGTGAGGGGCTTAGGGTTGGTTACTGAAAGATTGATTGGATACGATTGCCACGGTCATTTATTTGCTGCATAAAGGCAGGTGACTCATTAAACATAATACCTTTAGCTTGTCCCCTAAAGCCTGTAACAATAGACTTAATCATCTTAACTTTAGGTGATGTTATATCACCTTCGATTGAGTGAGGAGCTGATTGGTATTGACTGCTGTTTATTAAATCTCTTAAAGCTTCATGAAGAGTTCTACCTTGACTGTCTGTAGTCTCACCTAGAACCCTGTTGTACTTAGCGTACACAGATTCAGTCTCATCCTTATCATACACATCACGGAAGTCCGTGTTGGTTATACCAAGGTTATAACGAGGCTTATCTAGTATTGACCTATCCAAGCTTTCAGAAAGCCTGAATACTTCTTCACCAACAGGGTCTCTCACTATCTCCGAATTCTTGAACATGTATCCATAGAACGGGATGTCGTGATTAGGCTTCATAATTTCACGCCCATAGAAATCATACTGCTTTCCTAGGGACTCTGAGATTATGGGAAGTCTACGTTGGAGCTTCTCAAGAAGAGTGTTAGCTTCTCTTACGCTAGGGTCTTGGTTTAACTGACTCAAGACGTTTGGCGTGAACGAAAGAATGAAGCTATCCACAAAGGTGCGACCAGAATTAGGGTCCTGAACAGCATCCATTAGTGTCTGCATAGATTGGAAGTAGGCTTTATTCAAGACGTTATTAGCAACAACGTGAATCAACAGACCCATAGTTTGCGAAAGGCTGTCTTCCACATTGGTGTTGCTAGTATCCATCCTACTTACATAGTTAACGTCTGCCACAACTCCTAGAAGAAGACTGAAAGGACCTAGCTTGGCATAACTAACCCACTCGTCCCCTACTCTTATTGAGTGAGGCTGCCAACCGTCATCTACCCAAGCTTGGCGTAGTTTGTAATCAGCAGGGCCAGAGCCAGAAAGGACCTCTTCTTCTGCTGCATACCATAGGCCAGCGATTGAGGCAGCTCCTAGGTATCTCCGAGCCTTCAGTCTAGCTTTCTCTGCGAGAGTACCTTCTCTATCTATCCTACGCTGCTTCGCGCTGAATACCTTAGAGCCTGGAATATACATAAGACCTTCAGACACAATGTTTACTGGAGCACGTATAAACGGAACAGCTATTAAGCGTCCCCATCCTCCAAAGCCATTGGCTACTACGTTTGCAAGGTCACCTGCGCTACCTTCCAAGTCCGCTGTAAAGGTAGTTTCACGGACTTCTTTTAGAACTTCCTTGTCTGTAATCCTGCCGCTACTATCAATCTTTTTTCTAAGGTTCTTCTGAAGCAGTTTCTCAAACTGAGCATCATTATTAATACCGCGTTTAGATGCTTCAACAATCGTATCAGCATATATAAGAGACCTAGACCTTTGTGCTTTCACACCTTCGTCTAAGAACAGAAGCATTAAGTGAGCTTGATGAACACCACGCTCCCATATGTTTCTTCGCAATGGACTCATGCCACTCAGAGACTTATCAAGTTGACCTTCAACCTTGGTAACAAAGGGGTCAGATATGTGCTGACCATTTTTGTAAGCTCTAACAGCAAGCTTCCAAGATTCAGCGGCAAATCGTTTATTACCTGCCCATTGAGCTGTAGCTCTAAGACGAGCTGCTTTCTTTACTGAGCCTGCTCCCATGTTACCTGCCCATTCCCAGAATGGTTCTGTCCAAAGTCTGGTGATGTTAGATAAGGCAGCTGCTTCAATCGTAGAAGGGCCTGACAACATCATAGCTGAACGGAATCTAATCACTTCATTCGTAGCGTTTTGCCACATACTAGGAGATAGAGCCTCTTTAAGGTCCTTAACATTAAGACCGCCTTTAGCATTCTTACCCTTACCTGCTTGGGCCATAGATTGAATAGTCTTAACTAAAGCAGTAACGTCTGCTGAAGCAGTTCCAGTCACTAGGCCTTCCATGAGCATAGGGTCACCTTTCATGATTAGACGGTAGTTACCTAAACCACGTCCAAATTCACGGGATATTAGACCACCCATCTCCATAGTATTAGCAAAGAGTGCAGCCTTTTCCATTAACTCTGCGGCCTCTGCATGAGACAAGCCTTTTTCGTGCGCATCCGTAAGCTCCATAATTCTCTCACCCAACGAGACATTAAGCTCACGAAGCTTTTGCGCCCTATTTCTAATCTTTACTAACTCATCTGCATCGTCTTTGTATTGCTCTATAATCTTAGCAATATCTCCCCCTGTCTCTTCCTTGAACCTTAGACCTTCTTCATCTGCTAAACGTCTTGATTCCTCAAGGGTCTCTGGAGGACCTAAACGCTTCTTCGCTGTCTGACTAGCGCCTGACTCAAGGAATCCTTTAACATCATCTGATGTTTCTATCCTGTCAGTATTTAGATGCTTCTTACCGTTATAGAGATGGTCATAATCCTCACCGACACCACTATCCATGTCGCTTGCATTATTGTAAGAATCCGTTTCTCCATCCATGAGTTCGTCATTAGGTTCAACGTCAGACTTTACGGGTAGAGTACCATTGTTATCTAGGAGTTCTCCTTCTATTGCATCAGTGTCTAAAGTAGCTTTAGCGTCTGAAGTAGCTTTAGACTCATCAAAGCTTTCACGCGGTGTTGGGGCATCCAGACCGAGAGCATCGGCTTGGTCCGCAAGTTCTTCAGTGGCCTCTTCAGTAACAGGCATAGCCCCATCAATGGTTTCGGCATCAGCCTTCTTAACAGCTGAAGTACCAAGAAACTTATTAAGAGTGAAGCCAATGGTTCCACCTACACCATAACCAAAAGCAGCAGCTGTAGCTGTCTGGCCTGAATCGTTCTGGGAAAAGTCACCTTTGTTATCGATGCCCTGCCTCAGTATGTCTTCACCGCCTGCATAAACAGAACCTTCAAGAGCTGCAATACCTGTAGGAGAAGCAACTAATTTCTTGAGAAGGTTTGTAGCCGCCCCTTTTAAAGCAATCTTACCCATAACATTAGCAAAAGCACCGAAGCCTAAGTAGGTTGTTGGGTCAGTTACCACACCGCCAATTGACCGTCCGACATGCCTCATTTCTAAAGGCATTTCATCGTAGCGTTTCATGCTTCGTATCAAAGCCATCTGAGCTTCTTCAGGCCACTCACTCACACCCATAGCCGTTAAGCCTAAGTCCTTGAGGTTCCATTGAATCTGCCCTATAGCTTCCATAGCTCCTTTGGCATAGTCAGCATCTTGGTGGACATAAGCTTCGTTAGCCTCAGCCATTCCTGCCTGCATCTCTTCAATACTTAAAGTTGGTTTAAGCATTGCATCGTGACCTTGCTGGTCCGCTAGATACTCTGCGCCACCTTTACTATTCTCGATTATAGGTAGGTGGTTGGCTAAGGTTCTAGCATCTTGGATAAAAGATTCATCCTTAAGCCAGTCATCCTCAGTCATCTCATTAGGGATTTCCTCGTCTATAAGCGTTTGTGAATAAGGTTCAATATCTGTTCGTGCAACTACGTCTTCTTGTTGTTGCTCTACAGGAACCTCTTCATCAAACGCTTGTTGAGAATATGAAAAGCTTTTTACTTGTTCTGTATCAAGCTCCTCATCGAAACCTTCTATAGAATATGCTTCACGTTGTTCACTCATCTTTATTGTCCTTGCTGTTTCATTAGCTGGTTATAAAGATAGAATCCACCATTACCAGCGCCTGCTTTTTTACTGCCTTTCAAAGTACGCTCAAGGACTTCGTGTACAGGAATCATGACTTCACGGTCTGGCACTTGTTGGAATTGGTCCTCGAAACCGGGAATCGTAAAAGGTACAAGTATGAAAGGGTCTTGAGCTAAATCGAAAGCTAACTGTCTGCCGAGTCTGGTCTTTAAAAGAGCCTGTAAACCTTCCACAGTCGCATCAGATTCAAATACTGAATCCATAGTCTCTTCAGACGCATCTGAAATCGTCTTGACCTTACTAGCTTGTTGACTTACAACCTTTAACTCTTCTTGTTCTACTGAACGCTCCTCAGTTGCTTCAGTCCTTGCCATAAGAGCGTAAGACCTCAGTTCATTTTCATTAGGTGTTTCTTGACTTTGTGAGTAATGATTTTCTAACTGTTCAATAAACGCTCTGTCAAAGCTGTCTTTGAGTGAAGCTACCGCAGCTGAGTTTGGTGCAGACTGTACGCCCATAAAGCTTTTCTCTAACTTATCAACCATATCCTTCCTGAACGTATTAATTGCAGGTCGGTTTAGAAGAGGCGTAACTGCTTGAGCTGTCTTTAAAGCCTGATTGATTGTAGCTAAATCATTAGGGTGTATTTGTTTGCTTCCCAACATTTCCTGAATAGAGTCAGATGTTACTGGGACACCATTAGGGTTAAAGATATTTGAATTTATTTTATCAATAACATTGGCAGCTGCTATCGTGTGTTCTTCAGTACGGGTAGTGTTCGCAGAAGTTGCCCAAGCGTTACGCTGTGAGTTAATCTGCATTATGGTGTGGCCTGAGTCTAGTAAAGCCTGTATCTCTTCTTTGGAAGGATTGTAATCACGGTCTTTTAACCACTTATCGTTTACCACCTTTTGAGAGTCTACCTTAGCCTGTGCTAATGCTTTAGCTTGTGCTTTATCAAGAGAGTTCTGTTCCTTTTCAGACTCGTACTCAACGTACTCGAATGCTTCAGATAAGATAGCTTCAGACTTAGTATTTACAGAACCTTGCTTACCTCTAGCAAACTTCAACTTACCTGCAAGTAGCAAGTAGTTAGGGTCACCAGTTGTCTTATACTTCTGTACTGTTGCTAAGAATACTGACTCGTTTCCTTTGGTGTTGGTTATACCACCAGTATTGTGGGCAGTCTGAACAGCGTCATCTATTTGACTAGCTACGTCTTGTATACGTAAATTACCTTTCTTAAAGGAATCCATGTAAACATCTACCTGCGAATCCAATTCTGTCTTAGTGTTGGTACGCATACGCTGGTCTAAGAACTGACGGTGTACAGCTCTCATATTTTGGTCAGCTTCAGCCATCACGCCCATAGCGCCAGAAATCATGAAACGGTCACCGTTGAACGCTTCAGCTAATTCAGCTTTACGAGAAGCCATGAAGTCATGATAGTCACCGCCTCCTTCATCTGAGTTAGCTGCAAATTCCTTATAAGCATTCTCAGTCTCTGTACGCCAGCGGTTTGCATAAGAACGTCCACGGAGTTCTTTTAGATGAGCTACAACACTAGGAGACTCATGTGCATAAGCACTGAAGTCATGTATGTCTTTAGCGTTGTTAAGTGAGTCACTTATGTGTAGATTCTCAGCAGTTAACTTATCTTCAATCTTCTGCTTTTTACTCGCTTCTCCTGCAAGTCTCGCAAGACCATTCGCCATAGCAGGGTCATATGCTTCAGGTCGGACGTAGAAGTCCCCTGCCGAAGCCGCAGGGCGTAGTGCTGTCACCTCGATGCCAGTATTAGTCGCCATTTTAATTCCTTAGTATTTTCTGTATTTTTCTGGTAGTGAAGAGTCCAAGTAACCTTCATCATAAGCAGCGCCACCAATTTCTAAACCTGTGCCTAGTAAACTAGGACCAGACTTGCTACGACCATCAGCTTGGACTCGCAAGCCCTCAAGCTCATATTGAGTTTGCTGAAGTTTGTATTCAAAGTTGGTATCGATGTTGTTCTTGTTACGTGCTTCCACTGCTTTCTTGTCGCGGATAAGGCGACCAACAATAGAACCACCCATTCCTTCTACTGAAGCCTCGTAGCCAGCTTGCGCCTCACGTGCTTTGATAGTGTCTTGGAATAGTTTGTCGGAAGATGCAGTATGTTCTTGCATAGTTGCTAAGGACTTCTGCGTGATTTGCTGCATGTAGTTAGCACGTGCTGCTTTGTTTTGTGCATTTGCTGCATCTTGCTGCCCAGCAAATTTAATCATTGAAGACATCGCTGATAGGGCCATTGGAGGACACATGTTATTTCACCTTTACGAATTCATAGAATGGTTCTTTGCCCACTCCAAATTCAGGAATGAGTTGAACTATTGTGAAGCCCATCCATTGAAGCCAGCGGATAGCTTTAGGATTCTCTGCATGGACATAGTTATATAGCAGTGAGTAATCTTCATGGATTACATCTAACCACTGACGGCACTGGGATTGGAGCTGCCTAGTGTGTTGATAGATACCATCACTACCTAACATCCAAGGCACTCCTACAAAATCCTGGCCTGCATTTACTACACCGAACATGAGGATGGCTACACCTTCTTCATCAACGGCTACCCATGCCTCATCTGAAGCATGGATGGATAATGTCAAGGCCGTTACAGGCCCATAACCACAAGAAGCTTTAAGCTCAAGCTTATCAGCGGCCCTCAAGCGAGGACCTAGATTATTGCAATCATCAATGGTTGCTAAACGTACTGTCGCTACCATTAAATTCTCCTAGATTTGGAAGTGTAGTAACCTGTCCATTCTGCTGATTGAAAGGTACACGGGTAGTGGGAAGTGTTATTGACAACGATAGATACGCGGTCATTCTTAGATAACAATGGGAACTCAAACTCACCAGAGGCTTCTTCAACCTGACCTAGTGTTAACAAACCAAGAGGCTTGCCTAAGAAGTCATAAGTGTTAATCATGCCCTGCGTATCAGTGGTTACAGTGAACTTACCTGTGTCTTGATACAGAAGCTTGAACTGACGAAGCTGTAAGCGTCCAGAAGTATCTGTCACTTGGCTACCGCCTGCACCTTGGCTTCTCTTGTACTGCGTAGAGAAGGTATAGGACATGTCGTATGGATACCCTACGAAGTTCTCACCATCTACAGTCACTGCTATCTGGTCAGTTGCAGGTACAGTCCCAGCTTCAATAGCATCTAGGTAAACCATCTTGCCTGCTGCTGTAAGCTTGGGGGCTTCTTGCAGCTGCATCTTCTCAAGAGAAATCACAGTGCCACGCTGGATAATCCAGTAGGCTATGGACTCAATCACTGAAAGGTTTAGGATGCGGTCAGCATTTGGGAACTCCCACTTGGACCAAGACATCTGTAAAGCTTGACCATCGCGTCTAAGGTACTTATAGACGTAGCAAGTAGGCAGTGTGTGAACACCGTCAGTCAGCACGAATATAATGTCTTCGTTAGTGTTAGACACTAAAGCTGTGGCATTACCTTTTATATAACGAGGTACATTGAGGGTCGCATCAATAGCGATATTGCTTGAAGTATCTGCCTGAACGAAGAATTCACGCACACCTGTGTAGCCTTCTCTGTTAGTGGCGAAGTAAACATACTCACCAGCACCAATTGGCTCTGCTCGTAGACTAGATTCATATTCAGTTGTTTGGTTAATAGACACCGTTTCTGGAGTCAATGAGTCACCTGCGCTCAACATGAACTGGGTTTGGTCAGAGAATAGAAGAAGTGTTTCGTTAAATGGAATTGCGTGACGAAGTATAGACACCTTAGTGTGGCTTACTGCTACATCAATTGGGTCTGTTGCTAGTACAGTGGTCACAGTCTCAGGATAAAATGAGAAGTAAGTACCTGTTCGACTAAAGATAACATTCTCATCTGCAATTACGCCTAGGCGATTACGATGAAAGAAGACATCATTAAGTTTCTTACCTACAAAGGAAGGGTCAGAAGATGATATGTCATCACCTACAGTTCTGTTTCCCCAATCGTTAGGTTCAAAAGTGAATGTATCGTCTGCATTACGGGTTAACTTCCAAGGCATGTTGGCATTATCTAAAGTAGAATCAGCCATATCTGCAAGGGTTTCTTTCCAGATACCTTGAGTAGTATCACCTGTTTCATATTCCACATAATAGTTATCAGCTTCAGAAGTCTCTTCGCCCACTATCTTCATCTTCATGCCATCAAAGCCACGTCTTGGCAAATCAGAGAAGCGTTGGATAGAACCTTTAGCGCCTATTAAGGCTGCGTTACCGTAGGAATCTTCAGTTCTTAAAGTGAAGTCTTGACCATCTGTACGTTCAATACGAATAGCAGAGCCATCCCAAGTAACCGTGTATACAGAACCTAGTCCTGCCACTAATTGAGTAGCCAGTTGGTTAGCAATATTATTGGTCTTTAAGTCAGCCTTAACATCGTCACTGGTCGTATAACTAGCTCTTTCAACATCATCCAAGTAAATCTTGTAGTCAGTAGAGTAGTTACCCTGCTTACAATGGACTATGGCTTCAGGCCAATCTGGAGTAGATGTGCTTGGAGTAACTGTGGTTACTACTGCTTTGTTAAGGATGAAGGTGTAGTCAGCAATGGTTACAGCTTTGAAGTCTGTTAGAGGATTTCCGCTAGACAAGTAAGAGTAACCTGAAGGAGTAGTGACTGTGTATTCAAGGCCATCAAAACCGAACACTCGTAAAGAGGCATTGTCAGCAACAACGATGTATCGTTCTGTGACATCTCGGTTAATGGTGTGAATAAAGTAGTTACCTGTGGATAATGCATCGGTCACCAAAGTAGCTAAATGCTGGGTTGGTGGTCTTTTACGTAAACCACTAATAACTGAACTAAATGCATTCACCTGTTCTTCTGCTTGTGAGTTCAAGCGGACGCTAGGGGACTGCTGTGATACCCCGTTAGCGAGGTTAGGTATTGAGCTACTTACAAGTGACATGTCTTACCTCGATAGGATTCGGTAAACGTCTGCGTTACCTGTTAGGATGTTGTAATCAGCATTCTCAGATTCCATAAGACGTAGGGTCGTTAGAGCTTGATACTCATCTTCACGGTTCATACCATGTAGAGAGTCAGAGCCTAGTAAGCGGTCTTGTAAGATTCGAGCTGCTCGAAGAGCGATGTAGTTACGTGCTGCCTCTGGAATTTCTTCAAAGGACAGTAGGAGAATTAGGTCACATTTCACAGTTTGAGTGAAAGTGTATGTATGGTTTTTACGGTCATAGGCCCGTGAGCCACGTTGTACTATTTGATAATCATGAGATTCGCTTGTTGAATCAACAGACATGATATTGGTAGGCAGTGGTAGATTGCTATTCTGGTCAGGTACTAATGGATACCCGTATTCAGAATTGAAGAACCAGCCTTCCGCTTGGACGCTTCGGTTCACATTAGCCAATATAGACTGCGCAGTAATCGCATCTACTGAGGTCATGTTTACCAAGGTGTTCACTGGAGCTTCACCAATGGTATTGAGCATTGTATTAACTGCTTCAAGCTCAGTTGTAGGTGTTAGAGACATGGTAGTGAATCCTTAAAAATGAAAAAAAGGGGAACCGAAGTTCCCCAATTGTGTTTCTATAAGTTAGAAACTTACTTACTTGCTATACAAGTGCTAATTCAATAGCAGCTTCTGGACGCAATACGCCATGACCCATTGCATACTTAGCAACGAATAGAGTTCCTTGACGACGGATGTCGTACTCAGACTCAAGACCTAGGTCCATCAACTTAACTGTAGCTACAGCAGACTTGTGGAATACCACAGCCTTAGTCTTAGAGAAGTCAGCGTGGTAAGTGTTGCTCTCACCAGCATCAGCAGTCTGCACACCAGTTGGGATGTGGTTAGACTTAACGATAGTGATACCAGCAATACGTAATACCTTGCCTTCAGCGTATGCACCTTCACCACCCCAATCTTTGTTCAAGACAGTAGTGTCTTGTGCAAGCTTGTAGTAGATAGCTGGTGATACAACAGCACAGCGGTCATCTTCTGGGATGTCCTTGCCGTCCATTTCTTCAGCAGCAGCAAACAATGCAGCTACGATGTTGGCAGAAGTGGTGAAGTTAGCTTTAGTGATTACAGTGCCAGACTTGCCAGAACCAGTGATGGTCTCAGCGCCACGTGCAGCTTGTACAACTACGCGCAAGATGTTCTTGTCATAGGTGTTAGCTAGTACGTTGCCTAACTCTTTAGTGTAAGTAGAACGAACATCATAGTGGTTCTTAGCTTCATCGATATTCGCAATGAAAGCTGGTGCTACTAGCAAGGAATCGACAGAGATAACTTTCTCAGCTGCCTTGATAGAGCCACCTAAGATTTCTTCACCAACATTGTGGTAAGAAGCAGTTGCAGTACCCATAACTGGGAATGAAGCAGACTTGCCGTTAGAGATAGTACGTACAGAATGCAATGGAGCCATTACGTTCTTTTCTTCAAATTGTGTGATTACTTCACCAGCGAATAGCTTTAGAAATAGCGCATCAGTTGCGCCAGCGCCATTTACTTGACCAAGATTTGATACAGTTGCATTACTCATTTTAAATAGTCCTTAGAGAGGTATTGAAGTTTCAAGTTATTGTTCTCTTGAGGCTTCGGCCTTTCCGTGACTTCCACAGTGTTGTCCCCCTCGAGGGCATTGTATTTGTCAGTGGTTTAGCTTTGAGCTTGTAGAGGAGATTTGGATAGACCTTTAGATAGGCCTACCCGATTTGTTAGATAACGCTAGAACGCGCTAACTTAGCTTCGACTTGCTTGCGGAACGCAGGGTCAGTCTTGTATTTAGGATTACGCATTGCTTCGGTAACCTGTGCCACGCTTTCAAACTTTGTCCCTGCATTTGCAGTAGTTTCACCAGAGATTAGAGAAGGGTTACTTCCATTTTCTGCTTGGTATTTAGCGTGAAGGCCGCGAACGGCTAATTGAATTTGTGCTGGGTCAGAGGTTCCCATGACATTGTTGTATGCATCGACTTCTGTCTTATCAAGACTAGAGGAAGCCCATTGCATCATGTTGCCATAAGTCTCTTCACCGCCTACGGTACTGAACATGTCAGTGCGTACACGGGTGGCTAGTGCTTCTTGACCAGCGATGTATGAATCAACTACATCACGTGGGATGCCAGACTTATTGATGGCCTCGTAGGTTTCATCAGATAGTCCTCCATTCGTACCGTACTCTGTCTGTAGAGCATCGAAGTCTAAACCTGCGTTAGTGGCAGCTTCTTTAGCATCATCGTTGGTTGGAATTTCGGCAGGTGTTTCATCAGCAGTAACTGCTTCTGGTTCTTTACCGCCTGACATCTTCTTTTCAAGTGCAGCATAAGACTTAGCCATATCTTCTGGAGTCTTAAACTTCTCTGGTAACCACTCAGGCCTTTCATCCGAATTGGACTCTGGGTTCTCTGGGGTCTGGGGGGAATCACCGTCAGCTTTAGCGACCATCGCATCAATGTGAGCTTGGTCATCTTTTTCTTCGCCTTGGGCAATTGTTACAGAATCTACCATGTTGTTTATTCATTTCCTTGTGGTTGTTGTTGCTGCTGTTGCATAGCTGCGTCCATCATTTGTGGAGCTAGCTGTTGTCCAGTTTGCATCATCATTGCTTGCTGCTCTTCTTGTTGCATCTCTTCTTGAGATTTAATCAAGCCACCCATGTCCATACCTAGGGAAGTACCAACACGAGTGATGTAATCACCAATGTTCATATACTTCTGAATCGCTTCAGGTCCTAGTGGAGCTAGATGGTCAAGCATTGCAGCTAATTTATTTAAGTCATGGCCTCGGCCTAAAGCCTCAAGTCCAGTAACGATAGTTGGAGACACCAAACCCTTTGGCAATTGCGGAACTTTCTTCTGCTTTTGCATCTGGAGTAATAGGCGGTTTACTAATGGGAGTTGGAATTCCTGACTCAAGATTGAATAGATACCACCAAGGGCATCTTCCAATTCGGAAGCCATGTAGCGAATCTCTTCAGCTGTCACTCGTTCAGCTTTACGCTGGACTGAGGAATTCATAAGGAAGGCAAAGGACAAACGCTCTTTGATTTCCTGTGAGGATTGGAAAGCTATCTGCATATCGCCAGACTTCTGGACTTGCAGGGTGCTTACATCGTTAGCGTCACCTTCGCGGATAGCACCATTAGGGGCTTCAGCTAGGACTCGTGCCCGTGTCGTACCATTAGGACGTACTAAAAATAGTACCTTGGCACTAGCGGCAGCGGCTTCAACGATAGCTTGTGTAAGAGTCTCAAGTGAATTTAAGTCACCTTGATATTCTTCTACATAGCCACGACCATATGACTCACCGTCAATGCGGCTTAGTCGTAATGGAATCCAAGGGGATTTGTCTAAAGGAAAAGTACCTGTTGCTTCAGGAACTGGGATTCCAGCCACTTCTTGTGACACGTTCCATTTACCATCCATACGGACGATATGTGTGAACAGAGCTACAGGTTCATCTTGGCTAGTGTCTTCATCAGACGTTTCTAACAAGTCACGTATTTCTTCAGGCAAGGCACTAGGTGACACATCTTCTTTAGTGATGATTTCTAGTGGATTACCCATAGGGTCACGCTTCATAACGTAGCGGTCTAAGTGGAATACTCTCATGCCACCTTTATCAGGTTGGTATAACAGTACGTTGCCTGCAACTAACAGGTGTTTAATAGCTTCAAATGCAGCAATACGAGTTGAAGAGGCTTCAATCTCTGACATCACGGCACGTTCAATTGAGGATAACGCTTCTTCAACTTCTGCCCTTGCACCTTCTTCTTGGGCTAATTCCTGTAACTTAAAGTCATCCACAGTTAAGCGGAAGAACGGTGAGTTAGGTGGAAGTAGAGCCAGCAACATCTTTGAAGATAAGTTGTTTACACCACGTGCGCCAATACCTTGGAACGGAGTGTATAACTTTGAATGTGCTGAATGCCCATCAGGAGGTAGAAGAGAAGGAATGGTCAGCTTGGCTGCATCCCTAGCTCTATCAAGGAAAGGTTGACGAGCCGCTTCCAAACGCTCATAGCGTTGGCGTATAGCTGTCATATAGATTTACTTCTTTGGAATGTTAATACCAGTAGCAGAAGTGCCGCCTACTTGGGAATCAATCCGCAAGCTAGATGTGCCTTTCTTCTTCTTGTTGTTCTGAGCACGTTTGTTATCAACGTCACCATTAGCTCCAATACGTGGGGCAGCAGGTGCTAGGTCAGCTGGTGGTGGTGCAGGTGGATTAGGTTTGGGTGTTGAACCAAAACACATAATTATTACTCCGAGTCGGGGTTAGTTTGTACGTCATTGACGTGAGTGAGAAAATTAATTAAGTCGTACATACCTCTAGTCTTCTGAATGTCATCATGAGATGCAGCCAGAGTTCTATCAGTGATGGGAAAGAATTCCTTAAGAGCTTTTATTAACTCAGTTGAGACAACGGGGAATTTGTCAATAGTCATAAGACTTCCTTATAATGCAATTATATTTAAGTACCAGCTTTGTCAAATGCTTCTATCCACATTTTGCATTCTGGACTACGAACAACGTCATCAATGGTGAATTCAATCACAGGCACTGGGAGGTTATAGCGTTGAGCAAGGTCAATGATTGTGGACAATCCACTAGCTGACTTAATATCCGATTGCTTAATATCACCATTGATTACGATGCGACAGTTCTCACCGATACGGGTGGTGAACATCTTCATCTCTTCTGGTGTTGTGTTCTGAGCTTCATCCATGATTACGAAGGCATCACTGAATGATGAACCACGCATGGTTTCAAACGGAGCAACAACAATTGCACCACGTCTGATAGCGTTCTCATACGCCCCACCCATGCAGTTCCTAAGCACTTCAACTACAGGCGTAGTCCAAGGAGCCATCTTCTCTTCTAAGGTCCCAGGAAATGAACCTAGTGACCTAGATGAAGGCACGTTAGGACGTGTCAGGATTATCTTGTCGATAGTTCCTTTCATATATAAGTGTGCTGCCATTGTACTAGCGATATATGTCTTACCCGTACCAGCGCAGCCTAAGCTGATGGTCTGGGTGAAGTTGTTAATCGCCTCAATGTAACGAGCTTGAGTCTGCGTCTTAGGGTGAAGCGCCCTTCGTGGTGTGCGCTCCTCTTCAAACTTCTCTTTAATCTCTCGCTTAGGTTTTTGCTTACGCACTTGTCGAGACATGTTTACCATCCCCATGAGTCACCAGACATACCGTCTGCTGAGTAGTCAGTTACGCGACCTTCAAAGAAGTTCTTGAAGCTGTCGCCATTTAATACCCAATCTAGCCAAGGCAGTGGGTTCTCTTCAATATCCCAATTAGGCTTTAGCCCTAGGTTTACTAATCGTCTGTCTGCGATGTAGCGGATGTAAGTTTTGACTTCACTTGCTGTGAGACCTTCCACACCGCCAAGTTCAAACGCCAAATCAATAACTTTATCTTCAAGCTGTACAGCAGTGCGGTACATTTCGTAGATAGAGAGCTTGAACTCATCTGTAACTACCTCTGGATTTTCATTAATAAAGGTACGAAACAATTCAGTCATACCAGCAACGTGAATTGTCTCGTCACGAATGGACCATTCAACTATCTCGCACATACCTTTCAACTTACCAAAGCGTTGGAAGTTAAGGAGCATCACGAATGCAGAGAACAAGGACATACCTTCATTACAGACAGTCTGAGCAATAGCCTTAGCCAAGCCTGACTTAGTGTCTGGGTCGAAGTTCTGCATGAACTCAATCTTCTCAGCCATCGCATCGTATTCAAGGAAGGCTGTGTATTCAGCTTCAGGGAATCCAAGGGTGTCGTTGAGAAGAGCGTAAGAGCGCATGTGAATAGTCTCTCGCTGGGCGAATGACAGCATCATCATCCTTGCTTCGTTGTTCTTAATACGGGGTAGGAATACATCCACATAACTACCTCCAACTATCACGTCAGATTGCGTGAATAGCCGAAGGATTTGGGTGATGAAGTTCTTCTCAGACGGGCTAATCTTTCCAGACTTCCACTGAGTTACATCTTCATTTAAGTCACATTCCCACTCACCCCAATGGAGCTTGTCATGTTCAATTGCTTGATTGACGAAGCTGGCATAGGAGAAGGGTTTGTATGCTAGTGATGGGGTTAACAGACTCATGGTCTATCCTTGGCAGGCAAGGCACTCATCTTCATCCACAGCGTAGTCTTTGAGAGCTACACGGGTTGGCTTAAAGCTGATGGTGTCAGCCTTAGCACTTGCAGAAGTACGCAAGTAATAGAGTCCTTTAAGTTTCTTGTTGAAGGCACGGAGGTGTACCTCGTTGACGTAGGCCTTATCAGTCCCTGAAGGGAAGAAGAGGTTCACGCTTTGACCTTGGCAAATGTAAGGCTGTCGTTCTGCTGCATGGTCTACTACCCATCGCTGGTCTAGCTCGAAGGCTGTCTTGTAGATTTCCTTATGCCATTCATCCATCCAATCTAGGTGCTGTACGCTACCTTCATTGAGAATGATTGAGGTCCACTGTTCTTCCATCCACTTGTCAGAGGACAGATGCCAATCACTTGCTTCAGCCCTGATGACCTTATCGAGGTAAGGGTTACGAACAAGGTGAGCACCCACACGGGTACGGTGAGTAAAGGCATTGGACTTCAAAGGTTCAATGGAGGCTGAACATCCAGCAATGATTGAGGAGTTAGCATTAGGAGCTACAGCCATCAGGTGTGAGTTACGTACACCCTCAACATCAGGACATGCACCACGTTCTTGAGCTAGGTAGACTGTTGCAGCCTTGGCCTGTGCTTTAATATGGGTGAACATATCAGTGTTATATGAAGTAGCCATTGGGGATTCCCACGGGATACCTGCACGTTGTAGTGCACTGTGGAAACCCATAGCACCTAAGCCTAAGCTACGTTCTTGAGTAGCACTGAAGACTGCCTTGCGGAGTTCTTTAGGAGCATGGAAACAGAAGAAGCTGATGACGTTATCAAGCATCTCAATAAGGTCAGCCACCATTGTGGTGTTCTTCCAATGTTCGTAATGCTCTAGGTTCACACTAGACAAACAACACACTGCTGTACGGTCTTCAGAAGTCGGAAGGTGAATCTCATTGCACAGGTTTGAACCGTGAATGGATAAGCCTTTCTCTTTCATGGCTGGTGGTAGGTGACGGTTAGCCTCATCAATGAAGTTAAGGTACGGCTCACCAGTACGGAAGCGTGTTTCAATCAGACGTTCCCATAGGTCACGGGCTGGCACTGAGTCTCTTACTGTCTTATCAGCAGGGTCAATGAGGTCCCAAGTAGCATTGGCATTCACAGCATCCATGAAAGCATCAGGGATGTTCACAGCGTTGTGTATATTGAACGCCTTACGATTGGGGTCACCACCTGTAGGCACACGGATGTTAATGAACTCAATAATGTCTGGGTGACTGATGTCCATGTAGGCAGCATAAGAACCCTTGCGAGTCTTACCCTGTCTGTAGGCAGTCATGTCACTATCGACAGTCTTTAGGAATGGTATAGGTGAAGGAGCAACATCACTAACACTGCGGATGTCAGACCAATGACCACCCACTCCACCGCCTTTGACTGAAAGCCAACGTAGCTCCGTAGTGTGTCCAATAAGGCCATCGAGAGAATCAGGTACATAAGATAGGAAACAGCTAATAGGAAGTCCACGGACTTTCTCTCCTTGTGCAGGTGCATTAGATAAGATAGGTGAGCTGAACATGAACCAGCCTTTACTAGCGTAGTCATAGATACGTTGAGCTAAGTCGTAGTCGTTACGACAGAATGCTGTAGCGGCACGTGCGTATGCATCTTGTGGGTCCTCACCTTCACGACAGTAGTAGTCAGTGAGTAAGGTATGTGCTTGCTCTGAGAGCAATTCATTACGTGAGTAATCAACCTTGATTGACATTTATCCAATCCTCCACTGTCGCTTTATCTTTGAAACCAACCAGCCGAGAACCAGTAACAGTATTAATAAGTGTAGGAACGCTGCTAACGCGATGGTCAATAGCCGAGTCCATGTCTTTGCCAATATCAATTTCATCGTACTCAACCATCATCTTGTCCAGTAACACTGATATTGCATAACAAGGGGAACAGCCTTCAGTGTAAAATTTTATAATCATAATTATTCTCAGTCGTACTTCTGGTGTTGGAGTTCTAGCCAGAGTTCGGCATAGTGAATTATCTTTTTAACATCAGATTCAAACTGACCTTTGTGTGGAGCGCGTGTCGCATACTTCACGATGTTTCCTGCACAAAAGTCGAGTTCATTCTTCATGATGTATTCGATAGGTTGGATAGGGTGAGCGTAGTGGTCACCACCTTCTTGGCGGTCAGTTCCTAGGGTAGGCTCGATACGGGGGGATTCCATAAAATAATACTTCCATCATCAGCGATGTCTTCGAACCTTAAGATTCGTGCACATCTTGCTTGGGTTAGTGCGTCATCTTCAGTGAGTCCAGCCTTATCAAAGGTAGCTACGATAGCTTCCCAGATTGCTACATTACGTAGAGTCAGGTCAGTGATATTGAGTGATGCTTTGTGTAGGATTTGCTGGGCCTTAACTGGGCCAACTTTAGGACAACCTTTGTAGTTATCTACAGCGTCACCAGTGAGGACCTGTGAGAAGAAGTACATATCAGCATCAGCTTCACTGATAGTGACCACACCTTCATCAGGGTGTGCAGGGTTAAAGAACTTACATGGTATGGTCTTGAGGTCTTTGTCCTCAGACGCAATGATGGTGTCGTTACCATCACTACCACGGATACCTAGCAGGTCATCAGCCTCAAAGGGTTCACGCAACACAGCCTTGTATTCATCAACCATCCACTGCTTGAGTGGACCTAATGTCATAGGCTTACGTGTGTCTTTGCGGTTACCTTTGTAGGACTCTAAAACGTCATAACGGAAGTTCTCTTTACCTGTCAGGTAGAACTTGAAGTCGTCACACCCTGTCTGTTTAAGCATTGCTGCTAGTTTCTTCTTAATCAATTCCTGTCCATCTGACTCATAAGCATGGAGCGTCCATAAGTCATCGTCCCACTTGGTAGGAACTTCAGTGGCAGAGGCAGCTTGGTAGGCTACGATGTCACCATCAATCAATAGGGTCGTCATCTGGTTCACCTTCTTTATTACGTTCAGTCACAATACGAATGCCGTGTTCAATAGCTACGGATGCTTCTAGGTAATCTAGGTATGCATTCATAGCAAAGCTAAAAGCTAGAGCTAGTGAGACCACTAGGAATCCGAGGCACACAAGTACCATCATTAATGTTTCAATCATCAGTCAATGCCTCCCACGACACGGGATATAAAGGACGTATAATCTCATCAACCATCTTAGCTAACTCTTGTATCTCTACTTGAGCATGAGGGTCACTGCGCTGCTTAACCATACGAGCAAAGGCTGCTAGTGAGCCAGTGATGTAATACGAGGTGTACATGGACTGAGGTAAGACCATACGTGCTTGCTCTGGTGCTACATTGTCATCCTCAAGGAGATACTTATAAGCTAGTAAAGCTGTTTTTGTAGCCTCTCTTGCATAAAAAGCTGCCGAGCTTTGGTTGCCACAGGGGACACCACTGCCTTGCTTAACGCTTCCCTCTGGCCTACTACGCCATACTTCAGGAACATAGAACTCAGGAGTATCATCAACATACCTACGACTAATCTCATTACGAGTGAAGCCTACGATGTGCTTGAACTCTTGACGAGC